GGTACCGAGGGTGGAGACCAATGGGAGTTAGTTCGTTATCCAGCAATCGCGGAAGAGGACGAAGATTTTAGGTCCATGGGTCACGCTCTGCATCCAGAAAGGTATGATATAGACGCGTTAGACAGGATACGTAAAGCGGTTGGGCCCAGGGACTGGTCTGCGCTGTATCAACAGAACCCAGTGGCCGATGATGGTGATTATTTCACCAGAGAGATGATTGAGTACTATGACCCTGAAGATATAGAGATGGGCCACATGCGTTACTATTGCGCATGGGACTTAGCTATAGGGCAGAGAGATCGGAACGACTACACAGTCGGAATGGTAGTCGGAGTCGATCAATGGGACAATTTATTTGTAGTCGATGTTATTCGCGGCAAGTTTGATGGGTTTGAGTTAGTTGAAACCATATTAGATATATATGAACAGTGGAAGCCGTCGATTATAGGTATAGAAAGGGGGCACATAGAGATGGCACTTGGTCCCTTTTTGGAAAAACGCGTACGAGAACGCGGTTTACACCAAGCATATTTTAAAGATCTAAAGACAGGACGAAGAGATAAAGAAGCACGGGCGCGAGCTATACAGGGCAGGATGCAGCAAGGTATGGTCTATTTACCAAGGGATGAAGTGTTTACTGGCCCATTAGTGGCTGAGTTACTACGTTTTCCAAACGGCGTGCATGATGACCAGGTGGATGCGCTGGCATGGATTGGTTTAATGATGGCTGAGTTTAGCACATACGTAGAAAACATAGACAAAATACCTTCTTGGAGAGATAGATTAGACGGATTATTGAAACCCGACCGCAGCAAGTCTGCTATGAGCGCATAATATGTATACATCAAAAAAGAACAAGAAGTTGTCAGCTGGTGATGAAGAGCATTTAGCAAGGGCTCAGTGGGATAGATATACAAGAGCTAGAGACAACGGACATCTTGAATTTACTGATATAGCAAAGAAATGTGATCAGTACTATCAAGGCGAGCAGTGGGATTATGCAGACGTGGCCGCATTAGACGCAGAAGGCCGCCCTGCACTTACTATTAATACTATTTTGCCTACTGTGAACACAGTTTTAGGAGAACAGTCTACTAGACGTGCAGATATCCAGTTTAAACCACGAAGAGGTGGCGATAATGAAACTGCAGAAGTTTTAACCAAGTTATACCTGCAGATAGCAGATAACAATAAGTTAGACTGGATCGAACAACAAGTATTTAGCGACGGCCTTATCATGGACGGACGTGGTTACTTCGATGTCCGTGTAGATTTTAGCGACAGCGTAGAAGGCGAGATACGCATAACTGCTAAAGATCCTCTTGATATTCTTATAGATCCTGATGCAAAAGAATACGATCCAAAACATTGGACGGAGTTTTTTGAAACAAAATGGATGACTCTTGAAGAAATAGAAGAGATGTATGGTCAAGAAAGCGCCGATAAACTACGGTTTATAGCAGAAAACGGCAATACGTATGGTAAAGACTCTGTTGAGTACACCGAAACAAGGTATGGCGATACAGACGAAAATTTTGAATACATTGGACAAACCACGTACGGAGAGGGTGAGCAACGCACCGTTAAATCTTTGCGAGTTATAGAACGTCAACACCGCAAGATGATGCGTAAAGAATTCTTTGTAGACCCAGTATATGGGGATCAGAAACCCGTGCCTGCTGGCTGGTCTGACTCTAAAAACAAGAAGTTTGCTAAAAAGAATGGTTTAGACATCATTAGCAAGATGATGCGATGCATACGATGGACAGTTACGTGTGACAAGGTAGTGTTGCATGACGATTGGTCACCATACGAAGAGTTTACTATCGTACCTTTCTTTGCATACTTCCGCCGTGGCCGGCCATTTGGCATGGTACGTAACCTACTGTCTCCACAAGAACAGCTAAATAAAATTGCTTCACAAGAGTTACATATAGTGAACACTACCGCTAACAGCGGCTGGTTAGTTGAATCTGGTTCTTTAGTAGGCATGACAGCTGATGATATGGAAGAACATGGCGCAGAGACAGGGTTAGTGGTCGAGTACAACCGTGGATCTACTCCACCAAGTAAAATACAACCCAACTCTATACCTACTGGACTTGATCGAATATCACTCAAAGCACAAGAGAACATCAAAGCTATAAGTGGTATTAATGACGCCATGTTAGGCACAGATGCCGCAGAGGTGTCAGGTGTAGCCATACAAGCGAAACAGAATCGCGGCGTGGTTATGATACAAGTGCCACTAGATAACTTACAAAAAACTAGGCAGTTCTTAGCAGAGAAGATACTTAATCTAATACAGCGTTACTATTCTGAAGAACGTTTAATTATGATTACTGATGAGTCTGATCCTATGAAGCCTAGACAGGAGATGGTAATTAATCAAGAAACACCCCAAGGCGTAGTTATAAACGACTTAACAGTTGGAGATTACGATGTTATAGTTTCTACTGCACCGGCCCGTGATTCATACAATGAGATGCAATTCGCAGAGGCTATTAGTTTACGCAGTGCAGGGGTAGCAATACCAGACGATGCTATAATAGAATATAGCCACTTAGCTAAAAAAGCAGAACTAGCAAAACGTATAAGAGTGTTGACTGGGCAAGAACCTCCAAGCCCTGAACAACAACAAGCTATTGAGATGCAGCAACAAATGCAGATGCAACAAGTACAACTTGAAATGGCTAAAATACAAGCAGAAATACAAAAACTGCAAGGCGAAGCTCAGCTTAGCATGGCAAAAGCACAGGAGACTGTTGAAATCGATCCTCAACTTAAAATGGCTGAATTACAAACTAAGCTACAGATGAAACAGGAAGAGCTACAATTACGTAGAGATCTTTCATCTGCTACTAACGAACTACGCGCCTCGCAGTCTGAGACTCAAGCTGCTACAAGTATTGCGAACACTGTTTTAAAATCGTCCAATAATGGACAACCAACACCCCCCATAGGAGAGTAAATCATGGCAGAATCAGAGAACAATCAAGAAACTCAAGAAGAAGTATTAGAGACTATGCCAGGCGCTGATACACCAGAAGGCCTAGATCAAACTAGTATGAGTTTAGATTTCTCAGATGAACTAGAATCAACACCCGAGCCCGAACCCGAGCCCGAGCCTGCGCCTGAACCAGAGCCTGTAGCGGCTGAAGCTGAACAGGAAGTAGAGGCTCAAGCTGATCCCGAACCCGAGCCTGAAAAGAAAGGCCCAATGATACCAAAAGCGCGTTTAGATGAAGCGTTACAAAAACAAAAAGCTTTGCAAAAACAATTAGAAGAAATGCAAAGAGATAGGACCGAAGTAAAATTAGAGAAACCTCTTGAATACGATTTTGATGCCGCTGAAGTAGCTTACCAAGAATACGTTTTAAACGGAGAGACCGAAAAAGCCACTGCGTTGCGACGAGAGATTAGGGAAGCCGAGCAGTACACTATGTTGTATGATATACAACAAGATTTAAACAGCAGAGTTGATAACCAAGTAAATATTACAAATGAGCAACAAAATTTGGCTAATGCAGCAAAACAAGTAGCTGCGCAATATCCGGCTCTTGATCAAGATTCAGATCAGTTTGATGAGCAAGCAACAGAGGAAGTTATAGAGCTTAGAGACGCTTTTATTCAAAAGGGTTATGACGCTGTTGCTTCTTTAAACAAAGCAGTTAACTATGTAGTAAAAACTAGAGATATAAAAGTTGCTGTAGATGATGTGCAAAAACAGCACAATAAACAAGTTGATGAAGTGGCTAAAAAACGAGCTCAAGTTCAGAAAAAGCTTGAAGCCGCCGAAGCCCAACCACCAGAGTTAACCGACGCTGGGGAAAGTTCTGATGCATATGGCGAGAAATCGATTAATTATCAAAATATGTCTGATGACGAATTCGCAGCGTTACCCGCGTCAACCTTAGCTAGACTTAGAGGAGATATACTATAATGCCAGGCACTAGACGTAAACCAAGACCACGGCCTTACTAATGAAAATGAAGAAGGCTAAAAAAACTAAAGAGTTAACCCAACGGCAGAAAGATACGCTTAAAAAACATTCAGTGCATCATTCTGCTAAGCATATGGCCTTTATGAGAAAGGCCATGCGCGAAGGGTCAACCTTTACAGCTGCTCACAAAGCAGCGCAAAAGAAGGTAGGTAAATAAGTAATAAAAACTTGTACTAGTTGCAAGTTTTTGTTATAAGATCTAACATATGTAATATCTCGCTTGCCATAGCGATATATGGCTCGTGTCGTACACGTAAAAAACGTTAATCGTCTGCTAGAGACGTTAATTCTGCCGAGGCCGCACCTCGTAAATCAGCGCATTTCGTTTGCCTCCACGATAGTAGGTATGGATCCGACCGCTCCTTAACGTCGGTCGTACTTTTTATTAACTTTAATTGGAGGCCTATCATGGCTAATACTAACTTTGCTGCGTTGACATCCAACCAGCTACAGATGTGGTCACGTGACTTTTGGAGAGTCGCGCGTAACATGTCTTTCATCAATCAGTTCGCTGGTACTGGTAGCAATGCTGCTGTCCAACGTATCACTGAACTTACTGCAAGTGAAAAAGGTACTAAAGCTACATTGACGCTATTAGCGGATATGAAAGAAGATGGTACTGTTGGTGATAACACTTTGGAAGGTAACGAAGAAGCGCTTCGTTCTTTCGAAACTAGCATCGAGATGGATCAGTTGCGATTCGCAAACCGTCTTGCTGGTAGACTCGCTGATCAAAAATCAGTTGTTAATTTCCGTGAGCAATCTCGTGATGCACTAGCTTATGCTATGGCTGATCGTATCGACCAGCTTGCGTTTTTAACTATGTCTGGTGTTGCATACACTTTTAAAAACAACGGTGCTGCTCGCGCAGTAGCTTCTACTGGTCAAAACTTAGGTGATCTTGAGTTTGCTTCGGCTGTTAGTGAGCCTACTGCTAATCGTCATGTTATGTGTGCCGCTTCTGGTGCATTAACTGATCAAGATGGTGGTATGACCAATAACTTTGGTGATACTAACACTGGCACTTTTACTAAGTTAGGTTACGGTCACCTTGTAGAACTCAAAGCAATTGCTAAAGAGCGCTACATCCGTGGTATTCGTGGAGCAGGTAATGAAGAAGTTTATCACGTTTTCTTACACCCACGTCAAATGGCTGATCTGAAGTTAGATAATGACTTCTTAACTGCCGTTCGTAACGCTGGTACTCGAGGAC